ATCTAGTCGCCGCCGCTGACCGGCATATTTGAGGTGCCGGTCAGCGGCTCCCTTTTCGCACGGGAACCTGAGAATGTCATAAGACAAGCCAACCCCGACGAAATTCACTGGGGGCATGTTGGCGATCTGGCCGACATGGCCAAGAACCTGCGCGAGATAACTGACCGCGCTTTCGGCGAGGGCGAATACACCGAATAAACACCCACCTTCCGGCACGGCCCCGCCATCCGCGGGGCTTGGGGTGGTAGACGCGTCCGCATACCGCGAGCGCCAACCAAGGAGACAACCCCATGACACCAGCAACACCAAACAAGCTGCCGATCCAGATCATCGGGCCAACGACACTCAAGCGCGCCCGCGACGAATACACCGGTCGCTGGGCGCGTGCATGGCCAGAGAGCAACAGCTACCTCGCGGAACTCATCATAGACGCGAAAGACGCTCTCGGCCTACCCCCGAGTTCCAAGGCAAAACGGGGTGAGGTGCGCGAATACACGCTCGAACTGATGCGCCTGGATCACGAGTTTTGAACCACCGATCTTGGCCTCCGCACCCTGCCTCGCTGACCAGAAGGAAACATTTCAATGACTAACCTCACCGAAACTCAAACCCTCATCCTGTCGCGCGCCAGCCAACAGACTGACCGCATCGCCCTGCCGCTGCCCGACCGCCTGCGCGGCGGGGCCGCCAACAAGGTGATCGTACCGTTGATCCAGAAAGGTTTTCTGGACGAGGTCGATGCCGACCTGCGCAAGGGCGAGCCGACATGGCGCAAGGCCGACGACGGCCACGGCACCACGCTGGTGATTACCAACGCGGGGCTCGAGGCCATCGGGGTCGAGGTTGCCGCACCACAGTCCAAACCGAAAATGCGCGCGGGCACCAAACAGGCCATGTTGATCGAGCGCGCACCCGACGGGGCAACCATTGCCGAGATCACAAAGGCCCTTGGCTGGCAAAGTCACACCGCGAGGGGTGCGATGTCAGGCGCGCTGAAGAAACGCCTCAGCCTGACCATTACCTCGGAAAAAGTTTCTGACAGAGGCCGTGTTTATCACATCGAAGATTGATCAAACGTTCGCACCGGATTGGCCCCGTCCTGCGCGGGGCTTTTTCGTTATACAATCACATATGCAATCATAACGCCATGATATTGCTGCGAATAAACTGGATATGACCGCGCCCAAGAGCGAAGGTGATTACAGGAAAACGAAACATGGCACATAAAGCGCAAGCCTCGGAGGTTCCCATGGCTTTTTCTTTCCCTTCGACCCTCACCAACAACCCGATGCTGCGCGGCAGCCTCGCGGCACCAAAACGGCGCTTCGGCGATCATGGTCGCTACGCTGTCGCGCCGGTCCACACGCGCTTTGATGTGCTCGAGTGGGTGGTCTGGGATGCCGACATCATTGACGAGGCGACAGGCCTTGCCGCGATCATCCGGCAGGCAGGCACAATGGGCGAGGCCCTGCGAGGCCTGTGATTGGCGCGGTGACGCCCAGAAGCGCCGCAGGGGAAGGCTCCGCCAAAACGCCTACCCGCCGTCAGCAGGTGGTGTCGCGCGACAGCTTCGGTGGGCGCCCCATCAGCAGGCGCAGGTTGCGCTTGATCAGGTTGGTCCAGATCAAAAATGGTAGGCCACGGAAAAAATCAACCGCCGCGCCGGTGCCCGCACGCTTCAACGTGCGCAGGGCGATGGCCGGTGCCGGCGGGCGGAAATAGCTCTTGATCCGCATCTCCCGCCCCTTGACCAGCGCCGCCAGCGCCTTGCGTGTGGCCGACGGGTTGTTCCAGTCGGCGCGGAAAACCACGCAGCCGCTCCGGTTGATGATGTAGGCGGCATTGGGCATGCTGCCATAGGCACGATGTGCGGTGCCGTCAAAATCATCGACCAGCACCAGACGCCCCTCGCCGTCTTCGTCTTTCAGGCGCCGCGCCGCATCTTGCTTGTCCTCGAAATTGCGGTGGGTCGGGATGGCCGCCCCGGGATGGGCCTCGCGCACATAGAGCACCGCCGAAGCAACGCCGGGAAAGTCCTGCGACAACTGCCCCATGATCCTGCGACGGCTCTGAAACAGCGGACAGGTGATCGAGCCCATCTCGAGGGCAAGAAAATCTCCCTCAAAATCCAGAAGACGGCGCTTTTCCCCCGAGGGGATTGTCAGTTCAAAATCCGGTGCCTTCTGCCCCGGAACGGGGCCCGCGACCTGCTCGAATTCATAATCATCGGTTGAAAACTTGTCGTAATTGTATCCGGTCATCGAGTGATCTCCCCGCCAGGTTGACGGCGGACATGCCGGCAACAGGTGCAAAGCATAGATCGGGAGGCAGGGGTTCGTCCAGAATAGCCGGTTTCACCGTGGGGTCCGACGAGTTCGCACCGCCTCGAAGGCGCGGCGCAAAGCAAACGAACGGATCAGCGATACACCGGTAAAGATCAGTCCAAGTTTCAGGTTCTGGACCAACGTCGTCTGCAACCCGAACACCGGAAACACCAGTATTTGCGTGATCACCGCCACGCCATACCCGACGACGACATTGATGACCGCCTCCACCAGCGACATCAGACGGGTCTGTTTCATGCCGCCTCGCGTCCGGTTTTGATCTCGTCAAAGCTGCGCCCGTCGCCGTCCAGCGTTGCCGCCTGACCCGTGAACCGCTGCCAGCGCTCGATAATCACGTCGAAGTATTTAGGATCCAATTCCAGCAAGGCTGCCTTGCGCCCTGTGCTTTCCGCAGCAATCATGGTCGTGCCACTGCCACCGAACGGGTCAAACACCAGATCACCCTTGCGGCTGGAATTTCGAATGGCGCGTTCAACCAGGCTGACCGGCTTCATGGTCGGGTGCAGATCGTTCTTGACGGGGCGGTTGATATTCCACACATCGCCCTGATCGCGCGCCCCGCACCAGCGGTGTTTTACACCCTCAGGCCAGCCATAAAGGATCGGCTCGTACTGGCGCTGATAATCCGAGCGCCCCAGCGTAAAGCGGTTCTTGGCCCAGATCACAAAGGTCGACCAATGGCCGCCTGCTTTGGTGAACGCCGCCTGCAGCGTGTGCAATTCACTCGAGGACATGCAGATGTAAACCGCACCGGCCGTGTGGGTGTTGATCAATACGCAGGCGTCATAAAGAAACTGGCCGAACGCATCACCAAGCGCATCATTCTTGATCCGCCGGCCTTTTCCTGCCTGCTCGGCACCGGCACCACCGGCGTAATCAACGTTATAGGGCGGGTCGCAAAAACAGAGATCGGCCTTCTTGTCGCCAAGAAGCTTTTCAACATCGGTGACCACCGTGGCGTCGCCACAAAGCAGGCGATGCTTGCCAAGGATCCAGAGATCGCCCGGTCGGCTGACCGGATCCTCGGGCGGCTCGGGAATGTCGTCCTCGCCCTCAGCATCGGTTTCTTCATCAAGGCCGGACAGCAACGCATCCAGTTCGCCGTCATCAAACCCGATCAACGACAGGTCGAAATCCTCCGACGCCAGCAATTGCAGTTCCCCGGACAGGACGGCCTCGTCCCACTCGCCCAGTTCGGTCAGTTTGTTGTCGGCAATGCGGTAAGCGCGGCGCTGCTCGTCGGTAAGGTGGCCGAGCACAATCACCGGGGCTTCGCTCAGACCGAGCATTTCGGCGGCCAGCACCCGGCCGTGCCCCGCGATCAACTCGCCATCGTCACCGACAAGGCAGGGTACGGTCCAGCCGAACTCGGCCATGCTGGCGGCAATCTTTGCCACCTGATCCGGCCCGTGCATCCTGGCGTTTCTGGCATAGGGTTTCAGGAGCTCAAGCGGCCAGCGCTCGATCGCATCAGGGGCGAAGCTGAGATTCATGGGGTTTTCTGACTGTGGTTGGTTGGTGGCGGTGGGGTCCGGTCGGGTGAATCCCTGAGGTGGACTCCGGCCTGGACTCCAAGTGGATTTTTGGACCCCGAGGAGTCCAGGCGGAATCCAGAAAAAATCCACCCGTGCGGGTGGCTAACGCTTTGTTTTATTGATGTTTATTGTGGTCTTGGGTGGCTTCTGGATTCCGGGTGGCTTCCCAAAAAAAACACCCTGTCGCTAGCAAACTTTCGCGCCTAGCCCCCCCGTATACGTTTTGCACAGGAAGGGACCCGTACAATATCAAGGGGTTACGAGTCCGGGTTAATGTTTTCTGTGATGCTGTTCAGTTGAAGCCGTTCCCGACATTGCCCCGTTCCGCCCACGTATCTTGCAAGTATGCCCGATTCGTAGCCCCTCAAACCGAAAGTGTCACGCGTTTCGGTGTCTCACTGAAAATTGTCTCACAATACGATTTTCCTTGACAGGCTGTTCGCATTTTCAACCACGAAACGCCGCGAACGCCTGGTCGGTGGTACCCTCCCGTTCAGCCGCCAGACAATCACCGCCAGCCCGTATTGCCAACGCCGCGCAGCCGCGGCCCGCGACATGCCAAACTCCCAGCAGATCGGCTTCCAAGCCTTGCCATTCGCCCGCGCCCAGACCAGCTTGGCATCCTCGATCTCCAGCCAGCGCAGCCAGAGCATGGCCTCGTCGGCTTCAGTGATCATGCGCGGGCTGGGGCGAGGTTTGCGCATTGTTGCCTCCTGACCAACCTGATCGGCAAAGCTGTGGAAGTATTCCGGCCACGCGTTGAAATACCCGTGCGGCCTCACGCCGGGCATCTGTCGCATGACCTCAGCCGCCAGTTCCAGCCGGTCCTGCACTCGGGACATGGTCCAGTCATTCATTGTGCGCGCGCCCATTCCGTGGGCGTTTGCCATACAGCTTCTCGCCCAACTGCCGGACCAATTCCCGTTCCGGCCAAGTCAGCCGGTCATCATCGAGCGCGACGGCCAACAGCCCCTGTTCCTTCCAACCCTCGCGCTTGACCTGATCGGGGGAACGACGGGTGCCACCATAGCCCCTCGGAGTAAACCTCATCCCGTTCATGCCATGCCCCCTTTCGTTTCCAGCGCCCAGTGCAGAATGGCGATGGCATCGGCCTCGTTGTCGTCCGCCGGGCTGTAGCACCGTGCCTGCGCGGCCTCGATCATCATGGCTTTGCTGGCATTGCCCTTTCCCGTGGCATGTTTCTTGATCGTGCCAACCGGCACACCCTGATAGGGCACGCCCCGCATTTCGGCCCAGGCGGTCAGTGTAGCCATCAGCCCGCCGTAGACATGTGCCGCGTCGGTGCCTGCATGCCGACGGACTTCTTCGTAGAAAATCGTTGCAATGGTTCCTGCGAGCCGGTCCATCTCGGCCAACCAATTTTGGGGGCGCAGATACCGCATACCTCCGCCATCAAAGCGGCCGGGGCGAAAGCTGACCGTGCCGCTGGTGATCAACCTGTCAGCCGAACGCAGGGCCCAGCCGGTGGTGGTACCGAGATCGAGGACCAGCAGGGTCCGGTTCATATGCGCGGCTGATGGCGAGACATGGTGTGCGATCATGGTGTCGGGTTTCGGGTCGGGCTGGGTCATGAGAGGTTTCCTCCTTGGTTGACTGCTTGGGGGTGGAAAGTTGGGACTGATAAATCGGCCCCGGGGTAGGTGGTGTCTCTCCCGCCTGTAGCGGGGAGGACACCTACCCCTTAGGGTAAGAAAATCCGGAATCTGGAATCTGGCGTAAGGCAATGATTTTATTGCGTTAATCCAGATTCCGGTCCAGATTTCGGAAACACACTTCCGGAATCTGAAAATGCATGCGCAATTCATTGTTTTTGAATGGTAAAATCCAGATTCCAGATTCCGGACAGATTCCAGATTCTGCGTAATCTGGCCAGATTCCGGAATTCCCGCGCCAGATTCCAGATGATATTCGGGGGTATTTACGGCGTTGAAAACCATCATTCCGCCTCCGTCGGATAGATCCAGATGTCGGGGTTTTCGACAGGCAGGACCGCACCGGTCTGCGGGCATTTGTAATGGCTGGGAAGCAGGGGCACCGCCTGTTCGGTAACCTCCCCGGTTTGCGGATCAATGGTCTCGTCACCCGTTTTAAGGGTCATATCCTCAACGCAGAGATACCCGTACTTGCTCCGGTCAGCGGCAAGCCCCAGCCCCTTCACGGCATCCTGGCGAACAAATTTCAGATACCCTTTTGTGGCCAGAACATTCAGTCGATCACGAATGACGGTCTTGCCGCCCAGTCCGGCCTTGTTCTCGAAAGCCTCCGTGAACTGGGTCATCGTGAACATCTTTCCACGTGCGGCTTGCTCGGCAATCACCTGGACGATCACATCACCCTTGCGCACGCGCTCGGCATCCTGTTTCGCCCCCACGTCCTTGCGCACGAGGCGCTCGTTCATCGGATTGAGCTCAACCCACTGCCCTTTGACCTTGTCGATCAGCTTGGAGGGCAGCGCCGGGCCATTGCGCAGTTCGATTTCCAGTTTGCGCTCGCTGACCTCCTCGTCGGGGCGGTGCATGATGATGCCGGAGGTGTAGAACCCGCGCAGGGAACTGGCACCGGATAGGGCCAAGAACGGATCCTCCTTCACCTGATGCTTGCCGAGTTTCTTGGTGTGGTGAACGAGGATCACGCCGCAATCGGGGTTGATGGCCTCGCGCAGGACCTCGACGCGGTCGCGCAGGAAAAACATCATAGCCCCATTGTCGTTTTCACCGCCGCCGTCGGGACCGCCATCAAAAACGTTGCGGATCGGGTCGATGCAGAGAATATCAACGGGATCGCTCGGAAAGGCCTCCCGGACGGCCGCAGCGGCCATGGCGCTGCCTTGCTCGTCCAGCAGAAGTTTCAGCTTGGGCGTGGCTACGAAGGTATCGCGGGCGGCGTCGATCACCTCGGGCGGCAGGGCGATCTGCTTCAGCCGTTCGCGCAGGTAGTGATACTGGATCTCGGCCTGCAGATAGAATACCCGCAAAGGGCGTGGCGGGGTGAAGCCGAGGAACGGCACACCGGCGGCCATGTGGACGAGCCACGATATCAAGAAATCACTCTTGCCGACCTTGGGCGCGCCCCCGACCACCAATAGCCCGCCGGGGGTCAAAACGCGGGGCGCAATGATGTCCTCGGGCATCGGCGTGGTATCGTCCAGCAATTCTCCGAGGGTGAAGGCGGACATTTCCGGCGGGGTATTGGCGTTGTGGGCGCGTAACAACGGCGGGCCGTTCTTTTCCACATGCTTTGCCCAGAGCCGATCTGCCTCGGCCCTCAGCCGGTCTTCGGGCCAGCTTGGGCGCAGCATCGCAGCGTTGTAACCGCGGATAGCCTCCCAGCCCTCGTCCGTACTCATGCGCCCCTCGTGCACCATGCGGATGAAATGCCCGATGGCGGCGGAGGCCCCCTCGAACCGGGTCCAGTCGTCGGCACCGCCCTCGTGCACGGGATTGGTGAGAACAGACCCGAGGGCCGGTTTGTCGAGTGTTTCCGGCGTGGGGCTCATGCCAACGCCAGGAATGGCCGGCATGTCCTTGACCAGTTCGGCAAAATCATCAAGATCGACTTCCACGGCATTGTGTTCGCGGATCTGCACGAGCCGCTGGAACCCGCCCTTGTGATAGACGCTGCCAGCCACGCGGATTGGCTGGTGCGCCGAGCGGAAATGCGTATCACCGCCAACCTTGATGGCAATCTCGCCGCGCAAGGCACAGAGCCGCGCCAGATCCTCGCCTTCGGCCGGTTCGGTCAGTTTCCACCAGACATGCAGCTTGGTGGCCCCGTCCGGTGTACGTCCGCCGCTCTTGATGATCAGCGTGGGCTGGCCCAGGTTTCGGATCAGGTGTTCCAGCTTGGCCGGTATGTCGCCCGCATCCAGATCGACGATGATGGCCTGCATTTGCAGCACATCGGCCGATTTGGCCTGACCCGCCCCGGCAACGGTGCCCGGGATCACATAAACCGCTGCGCCCTCGCGGGCCGCCCAATTGGCGAAGGTTGCGAGCTTTTCCGGGGCGGTATCGTCCGCATCGATCCAGATATTATGGGGCTTGCCATCCTTGCCCTGACCCTTGTCGACAAAGCCGCGCACCGGGATCAGGCCCTCCGAGTAGCCGAACACCACATCGAGGAAGGTTTCGATCTGCACTGCGTCCGGCTCGACTCCGAACGGATCATCAAGAGGGGTCGTATCGTTGAAATCTGTCCACGGGTTAAAATGGATTATGTTGTCGCCGCTCAATAGTCCTGCCTCCAACAACGGTCGGCATAGGAACAGAACCGGCATTCAAAAAAGTCGCGGGATCGGGCGACGCGGGGCAACAGCTCACCTGCATCAGTGGCCTGCAGGATGCGCACGGCGCGATCCGACACGTGCTGCGCAAGGGCGGCGTCGAAGGACACCAGTTCGTGGTAGAGTTCGGCCGTGTCTTTGTTGATGGCGGTGAACAGCGCAGGTGCCAGGGAAATCCCCGGCACGACCGGTTCCATATAGGCCTGATAAATGGCGATCTGGGCGGCATAGACCGGCTTGGAGATGGTAACCCCGTCCTTGACACAAGCACGCCAGTTCTTGGCGTTCATGGTCTTGCATTCCCACAGCGCCGGCATGCGCAGACCAAGTGCGGCAGGGGCTCCCAAGATGATCCCATCCACATGGCCGCGAATGCGCCCGCCCGCAACGGAAAAGCTAAGCTGACCTCCATCTGATTTTTGTGTAACAAGGTCAATTCCGGCAGCCCGCAGCCAGCGTATCGCCAGATCCTCGAGACGGTGACCGATCTCGAAGATGCGCAGAACCTGGCCGCTGAAATCGCTGCCTTCGTCTTTAGGGGCCTGTGCAAACTCGAATTGCAGCGCCCGTTCGCAGGGCACGCCGAGGCGAGAGGCCCCGAGATAATCGCGAGGCGTCTCGTTGCTCCGCTCGCCGATCAGCGCGGCATCGACGAGACCATTGATGCGCTCGCCGATAGTGGGCCTGTGATTGAAGTCCAATGTCAAAATGGAATCTCCGGCCCTGCGAGGGCTGCGTGTGTTTGCGATTTGGCAATGTCGGCCATGGCCTCGCGAAACCCCTCGACGGCTTCCTCGATCAGGGCGCGGACCTCTGGTTCGGTGAGATTGGCCAATTCCGTCTGCCAGCCGATTTCATCCATCAGTATGGCAACGCGCTGCATGGTGGCGGTAACGGCGGCACGTTCTTCTTCGGTGAGATCAACCATGTCCGCATGCCACCCTGAAGATGCCTGGGCCCGCGCCGCCCAGAAGCCCTGACAGGCCATCGAGCAGAACCAAAAATAAGAGCGGGAGTGTTTCTGGCTGTGCGGATCGTGCCAGCCAAAACCACGGGTGGGTTGCCGGCAAACCGCACAGAGCTTGCCACGCGGATGCCAGACCCGTTGCGAACGGTGCGAGCGTTGCCGGTCCGTTGTTGTCGGAAAATGCGTCATGTCTCATGCCGCCCTCCCGATTGCATCGGCAGCATTATCGGCATCGAACACCAACGCGCGGATGGCGTTGCGGTTGAAGCGGAAGGACAGCAGCGCCGAGGCCTGATAGCGGGTCAGCCCGAAATCCTGCCGGTGTTCTGCGGGCAGATATTGGAGCTGCTTTTGCGTCGGTGCCTGGTTCAGCCAGCGCCGCGTCTTGTGGGCGCTCTCGTCAGATTCATGGGTGTTCAACCAATCATCGGCGGCGGCGAGGCAAACCGTGCGTTCCCCCACGGCCAGCAATTTGGGCTGTTCCTTCTGCCGACCGCCGATCCCGTACCAGCGGCCATTCAGGAAAAACACCCCGCCCCAGGCCGAAAAACCATTGGCGATCAGGGCCGCATCATCGCCAAACAGATCGCACCAGCGGAAGCTGGATCGCTTCAGCAGGTCGATCTCGGACATGACAAACTTGGAAAGCTCCGATGCGCCGTCAGCCTCGTCGCGCTCCCAGAGATGGCCGCAAAGCGGGCATTCCATCACCGCCAGTGGTACGGTCGCTTCGCAATCGGGGCATTCCTTGGTCGGGGCTTCACCTGTGCCCTCGCGCCCGCCGAGATCGACATCCTGCTCGAGCGAGCCGTGCAACAGGGTCGAAGTGCCAAAATCCAGAACGATGCAATCGGTCTTGATGACGCCCGGATGTTCGGCAGGGTCGATCGTGCGTAACCCGCGCCCGACCATCTGCATCATGGTGGACTTGTAGGACGAGGGCCGCAAAAGCACGACGCAGGAGGTGGGCGGATGATCCCAGCCCTCGGTGAGGACCGCGACGTTGACCACCACCCGCAATTTGCCCACGCCATAATCCGCCAGCACCGTCTTGCGCTCGGCCTCACTCATGTCACCATAAACCAGCCCGGTTGGCACCCCGGCAGCGTTGAACGCGTCAGCGACATTGCGGGCGTGGTCGACGGTGGAGCAGAAGACCACGGTTTGCCGGTCTCCGGCCTTTTCGCGCCAGTGTTCGATCACCGCATCGGTGACGGGCGCGCGGTTCATGATGGCGTCGACCTCACCCATGTCGAAATCCGCTACAGTTTTTCGCACGCGGCCCAGATCGCTCTGCACTCCCACATCGACAACGAAGGTGCGCGGTGGCACCAAATGGCCCGCAGTGATCAGCTCGCCGATACGAATCTGGTCCGAGACATTGGAAAAGACCGGCCGCAGCCCCTTTTTGTCACCCCGGTTCGGCGTGGCCGTGACCCCGAAAATCCGACAGTCGGGATTGCGATCCAGAGCCTTGTCGATTATGCGCCGGTAGCTGTCGGCCGCCGCGTGATGGGCCTCGTCGATCACCAGCAGGTCGAGCGCGGGCAGAGAGTCGAGATTGGCGGCGCGGGTCAGCGTCGGCACCATGGCAAAGGTCACCTGACCGGCCCAAGATTTCTGCCGCGCATCTACGACCGAGGTGGAAAGCCCGGGATTGACGCGGGCGAACTTGCCGCGGTTCTGGTCCGTCAATTCGTCCCGATGCGCCAGCACACAGGCCTTGGCATCGCTGTCCCCGACCATGTTTCCGGCAACCGCCGAAAGCATGATCGTCTTTCCCGCACCTGTCGGGGCGACACCGAGCGCGTTGCCGTGTTCATCGAGTGTGCGAAGGCTGCGCTCGACAAAGAGTTTCTGGCGGGGGCGGAGCAACATGGCCAGACCCTCCTATTGCGCCCAGGACGGACGGCCGTTGGCCGACGGTGTCTGCGAGGTTTGCGAGGGCAGCATGCCCTGCGGGTTCTGGGTCTGCTGACCCTGTGAAAGCGGGGGCTGCGCCGGTGGCATGGCGCCCATAATCTGCGCGTAATCCTTGTGGTCAGGCGTCACCGCGCTGCGGATTTCGTTCTTGTCGTCCCCGTTGGCATCAGTGCCGATATCGATGCGGGCGACGAACTCGATCCCGTCGAGATCGGCGAAACCGCCGATCCGGCGCGCCGCCTGTGCCTCGGGCGACATGTCCTTGTCGGAAATCCCGCGTGCCGAATTGAGAATGCCGCGCACCAGACTGCGGCCCATGTTGCCCCAATCCGGCCCCTTGGGGCTGTAAAGCCCGATCAGCGTAAAGATCTTGCGCCGCGCAAATTCTCCCTCGGTCACGGTGAATTCACCGTTCAGATAAACCGCGCCGGTGGAGCCGCGTGTGGCATAGCCACCGGTCCAGCCCTGTGACGGGTCATTGAACCCGCCGGGACGGATCGTGAGGCGCACCTTGGCCAGCGTGCCCTTGGGGATCAGGTTGATATTGGTCTTTGCGTCATTGAAATCATTCCAGGAACCCATGGCGGGACCCTCCTTTTCGTTCAGTTGGGGGATGAGTTTTGATCGGCCAAAGCGGCCGGTTCAGGGGATTTGGTGTAGGTCAGCCGCTCGGCAGCAGGCACGCCTGGCGTTCTGATCTTTTCCATCAGGCGGCCGAGATGCGGCTCTTCGACCTGCGCGAGGCGGCCCGAGCGATCCTTGGCGGGAAAGCCCCACGGGTTGATCGTCTGGCAGACGAAGGCGCGATAGGATTCTCCGTCATCACCGGACAGCTCAGCCATGGTGATGACCTCGTCCACGATACCCGGCAGTTCCAAACCGGTCTTGGAACCGTCGATCTGCGGCGAGAACACCTTGCGATTGAAGTCGTCCAGCTTCTCGTCAAGGATGCCGACGAACCAGACGTTCTTCGCCCGCGTGTGCTGCAGATGCGTCAACCAGCCGATCATCTCGCGGCCATGCAGCCCGTAAGCCCCGCGCACATCCGGCTTGCCGGTCTTTTCCGACATCGCCTCGGGCTGGCCCTTGCACCACCCGAAACACAACCGCCCGGCCACGGTGATCGAGTCAATGAAGATGGTCTCGTATTTTCCGAGCGCGGCGGGATCACCGAACTGCTCACAGACAGCGTCATAATGCGTCTGGCTATAGGTCTGATCATTGCGCAAAGCCGGGTTTGTCCCGCCAATGAAGACCGCGAAATCCCGGCAATCCTTCCAGGTGCGTGGCCGGATGGTATCGCCCTGCCAACCCTCGATGGCGAGATCGCCCGCCTCGAGATCCATGAACAGGGTGGTGGCGGGATCGAGCGTCCACAGCAGGCTGGTTTTGCCAATTCCGCTAACCCCGAAGATGCAGCCCTTGATGCCACGCTGTTCGGCAAGGCGCTCGTCGGCGCTGATGATGGGGAGGCTCATTGATCCGCCTCCTGACTGACAAGCGCGATCTTGAGATTGCCGGGACGCACGGTGCGGGCGGGCTCGAATCCTTTGCGGATGCCTTCGGGCCATGCGCCATATTTGCGCTCGGGCACCTTGAAGCTGATGTCGACATATTCGGCGGGGTCATCGCCTGCCGCGCGGATGACCTCGACCATCTCGGCCAGTTTGTTCTGATCCCAGCTGACCCGTTTGGGCAGGTCGGCGACAATGGTGAAATCCCCGTCGTCAAAGCGGACGGTACCGATATCCTTGCCACTGGTCTGGCGGAATTCTTCGGCGCGGGTGGCGTAGCGGATGGTCAGCGCCCCATCGAGGCGGATCTTTGCAGTTTTGATCTGCTTCGCGGCCTCATCGATTTCACGCTGGAGGATGGCCAGCATTTCGACCGGCAGGGCGACAATCTCCTGTGGGGGCATCGATGTCAGATCTTTGAGGTGGGGGGCGTTTTCGGGAAAGGGCATGAAAGAGTCTCCGTAATGGGTGAAAAACGATTGAAACGGGGTCATCAGGCGGCCTCCTCTTCGAGCAGAAGGGCGGACAGCGAGACGGACGCGGATTTGGGTTTGGGACGGGCGACGGCGATATAGGCAAAGCAATCCGGCCCCACGCGCTCCTGCACCAGATGCACAAACCCCTGTTCG